GTTCCTTTGGGACCTTGAAATACCGTCTCTAAAGAGCCTTTTCAATACATTTTATATATTTGTATTGGCTAAGAGAGGCTTATAAGGTATCTGGAGCGGGCGATTGCCGCAAGGTATTGGATTTTCATCCTCTTCCTTGAGTTTGGCCCACTGCGGTCGGACTCGAACCTTCACTTTCACCTTAGGAGATACTATGCCTTTTGGCGATATAACAGCCCAGACCAAGGTCTATAAGCCGCGGTCTCCTGGAATCTATTCATTGTCGACTGTGTCTTTTGACCAGCCGGGCGACGAATTTCGATTAAAAGGTGCTACTCGGGGTAATACCCGGTCCTGCTCTGTAACTCGTATTGTCCAAAAGGACATTACGGTTGGGTCGGATATCCAGCGCCTGGGTATGTCTGTTTCTTTACAGATTCAGATACCCTCGAACGCCGCTTTTACGGCAACGATGGTGGATAGTGCTGCTGCGGATATTTCAGAGTTTCTTAGCTCTGATACAATTTCGCGGCTGCTGCAGGGTGAGGTTTAGTATAGTGACCTTCTCCACGCTTATGCCCCTTGACCATTGTAAGGTCGGGAGGCCGGAATGGAGACAGATTTGGAACTTCTATTAAGAAACTTGGCGTACGACGTCAGGTTAGATTCTTTTACCATTAATTACTGTGCCTTTCGCTTTAAATGCGAAGGCATTAAGTTTTTAACGGTAACCCTCCCAAAACTTAGTAAGGCGGTCGTTCGTAGCCTTGAATTAGGCTATTTTGACCGTACTGACCTTACATGTTTTGCTTGGAAAGGCCGCTCTCTTCGATATTTCAGAAGTTTGCTTGATCGAATTTTCTGTCGTCGAACGGGAAAAGTTCTCGAGAACGCGTCTGCGGATTCTATCCGCGGGCTGCGTCAGTTCTGTGAATACTTTTACAAGCTCGAACTAGAGTTTGATCACGGGACAGTAGAGAAGGCCATTGAATCTTTCGAGCAAATCGAAGATGAAATGGCAGCCACTAAGGATAATGATTGTTTTATCAATCAACTGCGCAAGGATTTCGAGACTTATTATCCCGATACATCCAGGAGCGTCATTAATGACGTACTTCAAAACAGGCCGCGGTCAGGTCCAGGTACCTGGTCAGGTATGAGGAAAAATATCCCTTTTTACCTTGCCCGTGTTCACCAGACCTATACACGTGGATTCCGCCATGACTTTGCGGGCGTGAAAGGCTTTTTCAAGCCATATCCGTCTGCTCCTGTCAAGGCCGTTCCTGTCAAGGACACTGCCGACTGTTCTGAACTCTTGCTCGTCCCTAAGGACAGCCGAGGTCCTAGAACTATCGTTCGGGAGCCGTACTTTCTTTTAAAAGCGCAGCTTTCCTTTTTTGATTGGATCTCCGACTCTCTAACGAGAGAATCAAGAGGTCGAATCAATTTCCAAGATCAGGCTATCAATCGTGAGATAGCCAGACAGTCATCCATCACAAAGGAGTATTGCACCATTGACCTTAAGGAGGCATCTGATCGCGTCAAGGGGAGTATCATTGATAAGATATTCCAAAACTCGCCAGCGATCAGATACTTCACCAACAGGAGAACCCGTTTTGTCCGCCTCCCTAACGGGAGGGTTCGGAGGCTGGTGAAACTGTCTGGTATGGGAAGTGGTCTTACTTTTCCTATTATGAGCCTTTTGGCTCATATGGCCATTGTTCGCCGCGTTATTACGCGTACAGGGATGGGGTATGCAAGTGTAAGAAAACTTGTTTATACCTATGGGGACGATATTATCGTCCCTTCCGCCTGGTACAACTATGCCGTCGAGGGTTTGACTCTCGTTGGCTTAAAGTGTAACGCGGATAAATCGTTTGTAAACTCTTGCTTTCGCGAGAGCTGCGGGGGCGATTATTACAATGGACACTCGGTAGGCCCTGTTCGCCTTCGTCTGTCATCATCGGCACCGAAAATTTCTGAGCGTGGCACTCTTCTTTTAGATAAGAAACCTGGATTAATCCAGGTTGAGCGTCATTGCCGAGAATTAGTAAGTGCTGGGATGAATGCAACGGCCAACTTCTGGTACTTTCTTGTTGAGAAAGCCCTTGGAGCCCGTTTGCCAGTAGGAACAGGGAG